TTTGGTTATGTATCCAACATTCAGTTAAGTTCAGTATATTTATTGCAGAATTCTTATCCCTTGTTCTAAATACGATATTTTTGTTTTCGCAACTCACGCAGTTAGAACAAGTGAATAATCTGTAAATTTCTCCTCCATTTTTATCTTTGTAATGTTTCAAATCTTTTCTACATTCACAGCATTTTTGAGATGTATAAAATTCATTAATAGTTAAAAATCCGTATTGATTTCTATACAATCGGTGTCATTACATGGGTTATAATCTTCTTCTGTATGAATATCCCCGAATAATAAGATAGGATGTTCTCCTTTCTCAATAGGTGTCAAATAGGCCATACTAACTGGCCCATTCAACATAGGTATAGAATACTTATCTATGATGATGGGCATATATATAAATATGGGGGTATTTATCCTGGCCATTATTCCTTTTTGACCTCTTTTTTGGTTTCTTTTTTACCCAATGTTCTCTCTTTGATAACTCGAAATGTTGCATAAACATCTAAGAAAATAAAAATCCAAATTATCCATCGGAACCAAGTATGGAGAGCCGGTTTGGCCCATCCGATATATATTAATAATAAACCGAAATAAGAAAGATCAAGACCAATACCATAAAGACCAATATGAGAGACGAATAAAAAAATTCCTAAATAGAAAAACCACTGATAAGAAGATGCAACTGTAGGTAAATATTGTTCAAACATATATTGTTTTATATATTGTTATATTTTTGTAAGAAAATCGATTAGCATTTTCATTATATGAGAATAGCATAATTGCCCTCTCGAAAACATGCTTAAAATCGACCCTATTACTCAGTTCAGACTAGTTGGTGTCCCGGAAGATATCACAAAGAAGCAAATCAAGCGTGCTGTTCGTCGGTCTGGTTATGGACGTATTGACAAAATGGATTTTGAAGACGATGGTTCTATATCCGTCGATGTATGGCTACGAGAAACGGACTTGATAAAAGTTCTCGTTGCTAGAACACATTTGAAGAATAATCTTACTGCGAGTAGAGAACAAATTCTTTCTTATAATGGATTATGTATCAAACCATCATATAAAAAAAAGCCCATGGATGATGACGTTCCAAAGAGTGTCGAGAATGATGTTATTGAGAGAAAAATGGCGGCTATCGAAGAAAGATTACTACTAATAGAACAAAAAGAGATGGAGAGAACCAATACGACATATGAACGCAAACTGAAGGCCATGGAAGAGAAACTACGTGTGATTGGTTGTGTTTTATCTCTTGAGAACATTTGAACTCTTTATGAATTAGATAGTGTAGGTAGATAGATACTACACCATTGCACATTCTAAATGCCCACCTTTAGGTGGGCATATTTGAATGTGCTTTGGCAACTGTTACTTTGCAACCGATAAATTACCTTTTATATAGATAATTCTGCCGAGAGGCAGAATTATCATATATAATCGGCATTTTAAAGGTGCAAAGGTGTAAAAAATCGATTCCCTTTTTTTATGAGATAGGAATAGCACACTGTCCCCCGCAAGCAACATGTCTAATTACTTTTACATTTCCGAGGTCTATTCTGCCGATGTCGATGCCGAGAAACACATATGTGATGCTTTTAGACATCATGAATTAGGCGAAGTCGAACGTATCGAGTTCATCCCTATAGAGAAAAATAAAGAATATTTTGAAGAGGGTTGCACACATGCCAAAGTGTATCTGGCTGATACAAACTTCTCATCTGTTCTTTTCGAGCGAGATACTATCAGACGAGAATTAAATTACAGGAAGGAATACTTTTTAAGCTACACAGATAACGATAACGATAACGTATATCGTCTCGTTCGAGAACTGGATGAAGACATGCCCGAAACATATCTTTTGGAAGAAACCCCGGAGAAGCAACAACTACAGGAGGCACTTATCAGAATTGAGAACTTAGAACAGGTTGTTCATGAACTTATCGGAGGGTTATATAACCAGATAACACAATCAGAAACCATGACACGTTTTAGTGACATTCTATTGAACAAAAATGAGAGCGGAGAATTCAAAGATACCAGTAAATGGGGCGTGTTTCCGACAACACGTCAAGGCGATTATCTCGAACGAAAACTCAAAATAGCCGAAAAGAAAATCGAAGAAATCCGATTGTCTTTGATACCTGACTTAGCAACCGAAGAGCAGGAAGAATATGAATATGATTTAGTATAAATTAGCTAGTCTAGATAGGTAGTATAGATATCAATTCTATTTTTTATTCTTTATTTTTAATTCTTTATGACATGCCAAAAGATTATGATGAACACATCTCGCAAATCTCATCGTCTTGAGTAGATGAACCATGGTCAGTCTTTTCAGGTTCAATAGTAAATTGTTGGGCCTGGTGTTTTCCTCTTCGTCTTAAATAATAAATACCTGTTTTAAGACCCTTCTGCCAAGAATAGAAATGCATCGATGTGAGTGTATTATAATTAGGGTCCTCTAACCATAAATTCAAACTCTGACTTTGGCAAATAAACGCACCACGGTCTGCTGACATATCAATCAAACCACGCATCGGCATTTCCCATACCGTCTTGTATTTATCTTTGATTTCCTGTGGGATCATTTCTACATGTTGAATAGACCCATGATTAGCAATAATATTGTTTTTGATTTTTTCATTCCATAATCCTAATTGGATAAGTTCCTCCATCAAATAACGATTGGCCTGAATGAACTCGCCTGCTATAGTGCGCCTGCTATAAATATTACTAGTAATAGGTTCGATACATTCATTGAAACCCAGAATCTGTGATGTCGAAGCAGTGGGCATCGGGGCCAATAACAGGGAATTTCGCAAGCCCAATCGCTGGATTTCTGTTTTAAGTGTCTGCCAATCATAACGGGTCGAACCTGGATCAACCCCCCATAAATCGAATTGAAGCAAACCCTTACTAGCAGGCGAACCCTGGAATGTCTCATAAGCGCCTAATTGTTCAGCCAATTCACACGAAGCCTCTAAAGCACCGTGATAAATGGTCTCAAATATATGCTTGTTTATGACCCTTGCTTCATCTGATAAGAAACTGTGTCCCATCAAAAAGAAAACATCTGCTAATCCTTGAACACCTATTCCAATAGGTCTATGACGCATATTACTAACCCGAGTTTTCTCAGTAGGATAGAAATTAACATCGATGATTTTATTTAGATTCTTTGTGACAACCTTAGCAACCTCGTGTAGCTTTTCATAATCGAATGTTTTATCTTCACGAGAAACGAATGTTGGAAGACCGATAGATGCCAAATTACACACCGCTGTCTCCTTATCATCACTGTATTGTATAATTTCACTGCATTGTCCGGTTATAATACCATTAAATATACCCATATGACGTTTGGGCTCTGTAAAACAATAAGTATCTGATATTCTATTATCATTGGAAATTTTAATAATTTTTATAAATTGTTTTGCGTTTCTTTGTGGGAGTGTTCCAGATACATTTAGTCTATGTGGATTGAACCCTAGTTGGACTAATTGATAAAGGTCACAAGAAGTAATTAACAAGCGATAGATTGGTTTAGTATCAAAGAATTTATAACCACCTTTTCCATCTGGTAAATATGATTGTTCTCTAGCAGTTGATAATTTCATTTTTGGATTTATACCACATGTTTGTAACATTAATTTTATTTTGAGCAAAAATTCTTTGTTAATACTTCCTACTTGTAATTGTTCATTTGTTCCATTTATAGCAATAGTTCCATCAGCATCACAATAACCAGCAAACCAGTCCAATTTTGTTTTAATAGAACAATTATTTGAAGGAACCTCATATTTTTCAGGAATATCGCCCGGCAACATAATTACGATTCGATTACTTTTGTCTTCATGATTTGGTTCATGTCTATGTTCTATATATGGTAATAATTCCCGCTTTATGTCATAAAGATATACTATTGGTATTTTATTATAAGATGTTGCTTTACATTTTCCAACATAATTAAAACAATCTGAATTATTTTCTAGATATGTTTCTGTTTCATGAAAAACGTGTCTTTTACAAAAATGATGATTAGGTAACGCCTTAAATTTACACGCTGACGGTTCATGTTCTGCTATAATATTTCTATATGTTCCATCTCCACAGAAAAATCCGTGTGTATATGAATATAAAAATTGTTCAGTTCCATCGATGATAGGATATCTAGATTTTATCAATCTGTCACCTGGTTGTAAATTTTGAGCTTCTATTTGCTCTATAGAATTAGCTGAATATGTTTTTTGAATATAGAATTTATGATAAGGAGTGCATGACAATTTTAATCCGTCATCGGTATAAACATCTATAATTTCTTGATCTACTCCTGTTTTATTAATAGTTACTTGACTAAATTCTTCACCATTCCATACATTAACCTGTTGGTTTTCTAAAGATTGAATTTCAATATGTCCTTTATCAGTAAGAACCAATGTTTCTGGGGCCACACATAAATTGGAACTCTTAATGGTGCCCAAATTTTTCTGATTGGATTTTTTATTAGCAGCATCTTTAAAAAGCATATAAGGTGTTCCTGTTTCCATCTGGGCATCAAGCATCTTAAACCATAAATCGCGTGCCTTTACAGAACGTCTGCCCTTATTCCCCTGCTCATATTCCTCATAAAGAGCCTTAAAATCATCACCATAAACATCGGCCAATCCAGGACATTCATCAGGACACATCAAGGTCCATTCGCCATTTGCCTTCACTCTTTCCATAAACAAATCGGGTATCCATAAAGCATAAAACAGGTCGCGTGCTTTCAACTCTTCATCGCCGTGATTTTTCCTCATCTGTAAAAACATTTCAATATCGGCATGCCAAGGTTCCAAATAAATCGCAAAAGACCCATTACGTTTCCCACCCCCATTATGTACTATTCCAGCCTCTAACAAATAATCGTGTTGTTCTTCCATCTGTAAGTCATAAAGAATACCATTATAAATAGCCACATCAATCTCCGTTACTACCTGCTCTAGAATACCGCCTTCTAATGGTTGTCGAATAATACCCGCCAAAATATCTGGCGCAAATTCTTTGAAATTCGTAAGATTCACCATGTAGCCCATACGCATACATATGTATCGAATATAGTGGAAATCGCGGTGCATGTCAAATGATAGAATTTCTGTGTGAGACATCATACCTTTCAAGATAAAAAGGCTTTTCTCAACCGGCAGATTGAGCCATCTGTAATGGATTTTTTTAAGACCCAATGAATTATACAAATCGCTGTATCTAAACGGCAAATGAACCGCCGAATCCCATCGGATAACGTCTTCATCCTCACCTACATAAAAAGCCACATTCTTTTTGGTCAAATATATTTTGGCGAATTCAATGACATTCGGGTTCGTAGAATACATTTCATAACAATAATCCGTAATTTGTCCAAAACGCATTAATAGACCATACATATAACAATCATCCTTTGTGACAGACGGGATATCCTTTGTATATTGGGGTTGGACAGTAATTATGGCATCTCCCTTGCGAATATCTGTTGCATCGACCCATTCATATTTGACATCACCTGCCAAAGTTTTTATACCATGTCTCAAAACATATACTGGATGTTGTGGAGTAATATAAAGGGGGCGACTATCTCCATCCAAAAAGATTTTCATAATTTCGCCATTATACGTATGTTCTAATACATCCTTTATGACTTCTCTTTGACCTTTTGAATTGAAAATCTGGGTTTCTCCTACAGAGCACTCTTGGATTTCTTTAGGACCTTCAGTAGTATAAATCATCGTTTCTGGATGAACACATTGATCTACATACTTGGCAGTATTATTGAAAACACGGAGCATAGGAACAATTCCATTCGATGTTCCATTGGTTCCTCTTATATGAGAACCCGTTGCTCTGACATTATGAATATGAAGTCCGATACCCCCTGCGTGTTTGGAAATAAGAGCACAATCCTTCAATGTATTATAAATACCGTCGATACTGTCATTTTCCATAGCAATCAAAAAACAACTGGATAATTGGGGCTTAGGAGTTCCGGCATTGAATAAAGTAGGAGTAGCATGAGTGAAGTATTTTTGTGACATTAAATCGTAGGTTTCTACAATTTTATCAATATCTGACCCATGGATACCGATACTAACACGCAACCACATATGTTGTGGTCTCTCGACGGTTTTTCCATTTATTTTCATGAGATAGGCTCTATCTAGAGTCTTAAACCCGAAATAGTCAATAAGAAAATCGCGATTATAGTCACAAAGAAAATTCAGTTGGTTAGTATATTGACGGACCACGTTTATGAGTTGTTCGGATACCAATGGAGCGGGTTTTCCTACTGCATCTGTAAAGGCATAGAGTTGCTCCATTACCTCGCTAAAGCTTTCTGTTGTGTTTTTTTGATGACTACTGACAATAATTCTACCCGCTAATGTGTTGTAATCGAAATGGACAGAAGCCATTGACGCACACTGTTCAGCAGACAATTCATCGATTTTTGTTGTAGAAATACCGTCGAATAATTGGTCAATGACTTTCATTGCTAGTGCTGTATAATTTACTTTTATTCCTACTTCTTTGCCCTGGCGTTTTATTCTTTGTAGGATTTTATCGAAAGAAACTGTTTCTAAGTCGCCATTTCTCTTTGTTACATTCATTTCAGTATCAATGGTGGGCATAAAAGAAAATGATGATGGTGAAGTCATTATTGTATATGTGCCGAATTATTTATATGGTTTTTTCCGCCGATAAAAAAATCATATGGTTTTTATATATCTTATCTACAGCCTACTTATCTATCTAACTACTTATCTAGTGGGTTTTATACCAGGTCTTCGAGGGTGAGACCTCTACGTTGGTCCGGATAAATCTTTGCATTTCTTGTCAATTCCGGTGGTCTTGTAACAATACGTCTGTGGTTGGTTGCGGTTATACGTAGTGCTTCATTTGGCGTTCCTTCTCCTCCATAAATCATTTTGATTTGGTCGTCCGTCATCTCGTCCTCTTCGTCGAAATCGTCTCTGGCAGTGTCTCGTGTAAGACCATTCTGTATATATGCATCTCTCATACATGCATCTCTGATGGTTGCATAATAGGCTTCTTCGTCAAATTCGGGGTCTTTTAACCCAAGATGGCTATTCCATTGGAGTTCTTGATCTTCCTCTGGGGTCCAATCTTGGTTCCATTCCGGATTAGGTTCTTCATGTTCTTCGTCTGCCTCCTCATCCGCCTTCTCTTGCACATGTTCCTGTAAATCATTTTTATAATTTTCAATAATGGCATTGATGTGCTGTGTAGATGTTCCTGCTTCTAATCGAATAGAATGCACAATCAGTCTTCCGATGAATTCGTAAAGTTCTTTGTTCTCTTGGCTCATGTTTAGATTGCTGTTGTTGTATGGGGACATTGTGCCTATCCTTTAATCAAAAAAAAGGAAATCAATTTTGTCCCCTTCCGAATAACTTATATATCCTGTATATAAGTTTTTTAAGGAAACTTTTACTAACCTTTTCTTTTACAAAATGAGTTGGGTTCTCATTAAATACAGTATTTATTTGCGTTTCCAATAAAATATTATCTAATTTATCTATTGAATTACGTCTTTTTTCACCATTATCACACAGTTCAATAATGATTTTATTTGCATTATAAATAGTTTGGTTAAATATATCAATAATATTCATTTTCTCAGGATCGGTCATTCTTCTAACAGCGTCTATTTGGTCTTCTGAAAGAGGTTCTATATTAGATATTTTGTCAAAAATGTGTTCATTGTCATTCATTCATACATAATATATACATATATTATTTCTTTAACATTATTTCTTTAAGACAAAAAAACATAAACCTTAATTTGTTCTCTGTATATGTTCTGGAATTGTTGTTCTTATCTTTTTCTTTTATATAACGGTTTCAAACCCATTATGCAAAAAGCCCATTCAGTAGAAAATATTTGGAAATGGATAAGAGGAGAAGAGAACACACATGATATTTATTATGAACAATATATAAATGACACAAATACCGACAATAATCTGAATATTGTTCTCATACATGGTTTCGGAGCATCTACTTATCACTGGCGAGATAATATTCCTGAATTGTCAAAAAGGTATAATGTCTATGCTTTTGACCTATTGGGTTTCGGCGCTTCCGATAAACCGCTTGTAGAATATACAGTCGAAATGTGGCGCGACCAAACCGTCGAATTTGTCAAAAAGATATATTTAGAGACGGGCAAGCCCGTGGTTTTGGTCGGCAATAGCATCGGCGGTCTCATCAGTGTTCATGCAGCTGCGTCGGATGAAATTAAACCCCTTGTAAAATCTATTGTTCTCTTAAATGCCGTTGCTATTTTTCGCGGTAAAGACATGCCATTTATTTATTCGTTTTTCAGTTGGATGCTACAAAAACCCCTATTAGGAGCATTATATTATTTCTTTAAGACAAATATCCGGAAAACTCTGCTGACACTTTATCCTAGTTGTCCTGAAAGGGTTGATGATGCTCTGGTTGCGTCTATCGAAGGACCAGCAATGGACCCAAACGCACGAGAAGTTTTTTGTAGGATGGTCCAAGCCACTATGGGTAAAAAACAAGTATATATGAATGATTTATTAAACCAACTCCATATTCCTTTATATGTTCTCGTTGGAAAACGCGACCCTTGGATACAACCGACTATTTATACGGATTTTTTGGAGAACTATTCACTGGCTTTTGGTAAATTGGTGGAGGCCGGTCATTGTCCCCATGATGAAATCCCTGTTGAAGTGAATACATTAATATTATCCTTTTTGACACTTGTAGAGAACCGAACAGATATCAGTAAAGAATTCTTATAAATGGGTGTAATAAAGGAAAAAATTGATTCGTTTATTCCAAAAGATATAGAATAGATAATACATACCGACTATGACAACAAAACATAGTTTAGGACAATATTTCACAACCAATATAGAGCTCAAAGAAAAAGTATTTGAGTTTATATTAAATTGCCCTTCTAATATTTTGGAACCATCTATAGGTCAAGGAGATTTAATTACATTTATTACAGATAAGATACCAAGTGTAGTATTTGATATGTATGAAATTGATACAAATATTGCATTATTGGATAAAATAGAAAAAGACAAGGTTATTTATGGTGATTTTATGAAACAAACAATTACAAAAACATACAAAACAATAGTAGGAAATCCGCCTTATGTTAGGACTAAAAAAGGGAACTTGTATATTGATTTTACCGAAAAATGTTATAATTTACTGGATGAAAATGGTGAATTGATATTTATTGTTCCGTCGGATTTTCTAAAATTAACAAGTGCTTCCAAATTATTGAATGTTATGATGACAAATGGAACATTTACTCATATATTTCATCCTCATAATGAAAAAATGTTCGAAAATGCATCAATTGATGTTATTGTGTTTCGATATTGTAAAAATACTTCTATTGAAAAAAGAGTATTATACAATGACAAATTACTCTATATTACCAATAGCGACGGATTAATCACTTTTGGCGAAGAAGCAACTGAAACGTCTGTTATGTTTCAAGACTGCTTTGATATCTATGTTGGTCTTGTCACTGGAAAAGAAGACGTTTATAAAAATGTCGATCTTGGTAACATAGAAGTATTAAATGGTCAAGATAAACTCGATAAATATATTTATATCGAAAAATATCCATGCGAAAACCCAAAAATCAATGAACATTTGTTGCAACATAAAAAGGTTCTCATTGAAAGAGGAATACGCAAGTTCAATGAAAATAATTGGTTCGAATGGGGAGCACCTAGAAATATTACTTCTATACGAAGTAATCTTGGTCAAGATTGTATTTACATATATAATTTGACACGTAATGCAAATGTATCCTTTTTAGGTAGAGTGAATTATTTTGGAGGAGGATTAATCATGCTTAAACCGAAACAATCTCTCGATTTAAAAAAAATCGTGTCTTTCATAAATAGCGACCGATTCAAGAACAATTTTATGTTTTCAGGAAGATTTAAAATAGGACATAGACAAATATCTCAATCATATATTCCTGTCGAATATTTATAGGTTGATTTCCCTCATGTGTGACATGAATGTTTCTTTCCAGCTAGGTTTCGGTTTTTGTAAGCAATCGACAAATTGTTTTATTTTTTTATGAATTTGTTCGTATGTAAATACCCGGTTTCTATCCCAGCAGACTTGAAATGGCAAATTGTTTATGTTGGGTGTTAATACTGTCAATCCTTTTACGCTATTGACAATAATATCGCTTGCGTTGGTCTTGTTCAACACTATGAAATAATAGTCTTTTTTATTGCGGGGATTGTGTTTTTTTGCCTTTATATGTTTCACGAGAATCTCGCTCATCTTGCCATTTTCATAGGATTTGTATAGGTCGAGCTCTTCATTCGTGTAAGCATATACACACATCGCTAAATTACCCGTATTGTCACTCGTTGTAGTTGTCGTCGTCTTGATATTTACTGGAAGCCATCCGTATATGCTATCGAGAACCAATATATCATACCACATTCTTATCTTAGGTTTCCGGATTTTATCGCCAAACTTTTCAAAAAGTAGTTTGATGATTTCGTCTTCATCAATGCAACTATTGATTCTGCCATCGTCATTTTGAGTTGAAAATCGAAAAGACCGCGACTTCAAATATGCTTGAATTTTATACATCATTAGAGGTAATCGATGTAATCGCAGTATGCATCCTCTGAACCATTTCTGTATTGTAATTATTTTAGTTTCATAAATCATCTTGTATATAGTAATTAAAAATCAGGGTTTTTATAAATCGATTTTATACCTTTGCAACTGATAAATCACCTTTTATACAAGCGCAAAGGTGTATAAAAAAAATAACCTAACTACCTAACTACCTAACTACCTATCTAAATATCTAACTCAGGAACAGGAACATCTGGGAGATTCACTATAGTTCCATTTCCATTATCCATTCCAGCAACAAAATCTTCGTAAGTAACAACGTCATCGTCATCACCAATTCCTCTTGTCCAGAGATATCTCCATAAGGCTACCACTTTTTCTAAATCCGTATTTTGTTTAAACACATCAGATAGCGTTTTTCTATCTCTCTCATCCGTGTCAAACTCGTCATGAAGAATACGACTTAAATCTGCCATCAACTGATGATGTGTATAAGGACCAAATGGTTCTTCATTATTAGGTGAATATCCTATTACTCCCAAACGACCCATACAATCCTTTAGGATAGATGCAGTTTGTCCAAAACAATGAATAACATCTCGAAAGTTCTCAACATCCTTTGTCTCTAGACTTGTGATTGGTGTTCGGCACAGTGGGCAACTTGGTTTCTGTTTCCCTTTCGAACCGATATGTCTCTTAATACAAGGATGACAAAAAGTGTGACCACAGTTTGTAGTATTGAAATTGAGAGTGGGCTTATCTTCTTGACATATGACACATTCCATGGGTTCTCGTAATTCTTCCTCTGTTTCAAGATTAAGAATTGATGCGTCAATGATTGGATAACAAGTAACCACCTCAATCGGGGTCGGAGTACGGTCTTCTACAAAATCGGGGTCTTCAACTGTTTCGCCTCTTTGTTGCAAGATCCACTGATTACGCATGTGGGGGGAGAGAGAAGATACATGTTCAAGTTGCCTGCACATATACTCGAATAAATGTCGTCTAGCCCATCTGCTTGATGGTGAAATCGAATTGGTCATCCTATTACAGGTTGAAGACATCCACCTTTCGTTTTCAACGAAGTAGCCATAAATCATCCATTTATCCTGTAGTGAAAATACTGAGCCTATTTTTGGAACAATAAAGATATGCACCAGTGTGTTCCAATAGTTATTAATATCATTCAATGTTCCAGGACATGTGCCGCAATAATGTCCGGGTTGGGAGCAGTGAGAGCAAAGACGAGGCATTTTATTAGTTTCCTTTTGGGGGAGGGGAAAGTATGCTCATACAATTAACTATAAAAAGCAAATCGATTTTTTATAGCCTGCCGATAAAATTGATGGCAATATGTCATAAACAATCAATGTCATATTTGTTATAACAATGGATCTTAAGCAAACTAAACTTACACGCACTGAATGGGATAGCATCGAAGTCCCCGTTTCCGACCAAGAAAAGGAGATTTTATCGCTCATCATGGAGGGTTATGAGAACCCATCCATAGTTAAAAATAAAACCACTTCACTCTTCACCTTTACGAAGATTGAACAGACACCAGAGAATGAAATATACCTTTATGACAAATACTTCGCCCCCATTGTTCAGAGAACTATTCGTAAATACGGAGAGGGCTGGCTGACATTTGAACCCATTGGTTCAAAGGTTAGCGGAGGAGGTAGTCTTAAAAAGATGAAAAGCATTGACCTGGCTCGTGTTCAGAATTTAGAGGCAACTATCGAAACCAATCGAAAAGTCATTTACGAATTCTTGATTCTCGATTTCTGTTTCGAATTATGCCGATATTTATCGAAAGACAATTCGAAATACGCTTACTATCTTTATACTTTAGTGCAACTTTCGAAAGCGTCTATTCGGTCGGTTCATCCTTTTGTTTCGGATTTCATGAAAAAAGTGATTTCTCTGGCAAATGTCAAGACAGACTTGTCGAAAATCGTTGAACATGCTTTTGTCTTTATTGAACAAAACCCCTATTTAATGGAATATGAAGATAAATCGCTCTTCTCTCATCAAAAAGAATTATTCGGCATTTTCCGTCGTAAGGCTCAATCACGTCTGGTTCTCTATATTGCTCCTACCGGCACTGGAAAAACATTATCTCCTCTTGGTTTGTCGGTTCAATATCGTGTGATTTTCGTTTGTGTAGCACGTCATATTGGGTTGGCTTTGGCAAAGGCAGCTATTTCAGTAGAAAAGAAAATAGCTTTTGCTTTTGGTGCTGAAACTGCATCTGATATCCGTCTTCATTGGTTTGCTGCTTCGGATTTCACAAAGGATAGACGTAGTGGAGGTATTCGCAAAGTCAATAATTCGATTGGTGATAAAGTCGAGATTATGATTTGTGATGTCCAGTCGTATTTAATAGCAATGAGATATATGTTGGCCTTTAATGATGCTGACAAGATTATTACCTATTGGGATGAGCCTACTATAACGATGGACTATCCTGAACACGAATTACATTCGATTATTCATGAAAATTGGGTTGAGAACAAAATCCCGAATGTAGTATTGTCTTGTGCTACATTACCGAAAGAGGACGAGATTATCGATACGATTGTGGATTTCAGAAGCCGGTTCGATGACGCCGAAATTCACAGTATTCAGAGCTATGATTGTCGTAAATCCATTCCGATTGTCACAAAGGATGGGTCTTGTGCTTTGCCTCATACGATGTATTCTGATTTCGATGATTTAGTTGCTTGTGTTCGGTTTTGTGTTGAGAACAAGACATTATTACGTTATTTCGATTTGAGCGAGATTGTATCATTTATCTTTGTATTGACAAATCGCAATTACATTCCAGAGGCTTATCAGATGGGCGCTTATTTCAAAGACATTGCCGATATTACTATGAATTCTCTGAAAATCTATTATTTGGAATTACTACAGCATATTTCTAGAGAGAACTGGCCTGCTATATATACTCATATGAAGACCATTCAGAAACCGAAATTCGAATCTAAACTCCGAAAGACGACTAGCATGGATGCTTGGTCTTCGAAACCATTGAAAAATACAAATGAAGCTATAAAATCGGACCCTACACGCGGTATTTTACTAACCACTTCGGATGCACATACATTGACGGCTGGTCCTACGATTTTCCTTACAGAAGATGCAAATAAGATAGGTAAATTTTATATTCAAAAGTCCGAAATACCACAATTGGTTTTCCACGAGGTAATGGCGAAAATTGACACGAACAACAAAGTATCGAGTCAATTAGAAGAACTGGAACGCACTTTGGATGCTATGACCCAATCCGACCCAGATAAAAAGACAAAACAGAAAGAGAAAGACGATGCCGACCGTTCGCCTGTCATAAAGGATTTATATAGTAAAATCGACAAGCTTCGAAAACAAGTTCGAATTATTGCGCTCGATGCCGAATATGTTCCAAATACAAAGGCACATCAGACAAAATGGTCGGGGGAAGTAGTAGATAGTGCGTTTTGTCCTAGTATCGAAGAAAGCGCAATTAAAGAAATCATGTCGTTAGCAGTGGATTCATCCCTGAAAGTGCTCATGTTGATGGGTATAGGACTATTTATAGAAGGTGTAGATCCGAAATATCTAGAACTTATGAAAAGGTTGGCTTCTCAACAAGACCTATATATTATTATTGCTTCTAGCGATTTCGTCTTTGGGACAAACTACAATTTCTGTCATGGATTTATTGGAAAGGATATGGCAAATATGACCCAAGCAAAGACCATTCAATGTTTGGGTCGAATTGGACGTTCAGCGATTCAGAGCACATATACGGCCAGATTTCGCGACGATGAGTTCATTTATCAGTTATTTAAAGCACCTATTGTTAATCAAGAAGCAGTTTCTATGTCCAAGCTCTTTTGTTCGTCATAAACATCATCATTGTCATAATCATTATACATTTATAATTCTTCTTCGGTCTTAACACCAGATGACAACAATTTGCGGTCATATGCGAACAAATAACAACGGACAACTGGGACTTCTAAAAGAACTGAATGAATATAATTCGGTTGGTCATCTATAAAAATAACATCATCATATTTGGATAAATTGATGTATCTTTTTATGTATTCACCTTTACTAATTTTATTTGCTGTATAATGAACATCGAAATATTTATATTCAAGACCGAGATGTTTGAAATCATCGGCCGTATGATGACTAGCTGTTCTCGCTGTCAAAAACATCAATTTTGAACCAGGTGTGGCGGAATTACGAGAAAGAAGATGACAGAATCCTTCAATATCGGTTGCTTTAGGGGGGACTGTGCATCGATATGTAGTATATTGTGAATGAGCTAATAATATTAATTTCATAGTTGATGTATTGATATTTGTTTTTGACACTTCATTATAAAAATCGGAAGATTTTTTATCCCATGTAAGAAGAGTTTCATCAATGTCACAAAGAATTAATGTTCGTTTGCCTTCTATTAGGTCTATTTCACGAAATGATGATATTGGTTTTGCCATTTGTGTAGTATATAATTATATATTATTATTATATTATTATAATGGGGCTTCTGTTTTATTTGATTGTAATTTTGATTATAATTGTAGCAATATTTTTTAGACAATCTATTCAATCGTGGTTCTGGTCTCTTATTTATGGAACACCCTCTGGGACACCCACTGGGACACCTACTGCCGTTCCTTCAAAACCTACTGGTAAACCTACCACCGTTCCTTCAACATCTACCAATACACCTACCAGGATACCTACAACAGTTCCTTCAACACCTACACCTTTTAAGCCAACACCACCCGTCGGTGTAGTAGTCCCTGCTGGAACATTACCATCTGGTTCATCTTCATACGATAGGTCTCCTTCGGCCACATCTATGGTATTATTGAAACACCCGAAATAATTATTTAGCTACACTATATATATAATGAAATTCAATAAAAATATTATATTATGGTTTTTATTGACTATTGTAGGTTGTCTTATACTATCATCAATATATTTCAGTTTATTTATGCGTGAGGGAGCAGATACATTTCCAGGAACATCTTACATGGTTAATTCCGATTTTTATGCTTTATCAGTAAAACAAAATAAAGTTATCAATCTAAATGGAAAAATTATAAATATTGGGGCAAAAAATGTAGGTTGTTATAACAATAAAGTTATTGTTTATGCTGTATCTGAAGATGGTGGTTCGAATTTACTAGGTATGCGAAATGACCCGTCAAAATCCGGTCAGAATGGATTATCTATATGGGCTTCTCCTAAGAGTGCTACGCAAATCAAATTAGTTTGGTATAGTAATAAATCAAATCCTAGTTGTGATTTTGATAAATCGGCTATTATTAATGTGTCTCCTCATCCGGCACAAACTCCTACACAAACTCCCAAACAAACTTCGGCACAAAGTTCGGCACAGACTCCGACACAAACTCCGACACAGACTCCTACACAAAGTTCGACACAAACTCCCACACAAACCCCGACACAAACCCCGACACAAACTCCCACACAAACTCCCACACAAACTCCCACACAAACTCCCACACAAACTCCGGCATATACTTCGACACAAACTCCAAAACAAACTTCGGCACAAACATCAACACAAGCTCCTACACAAACCCCGACATACACATCGAGACAAAGTCCCACACAAACTCCTACACAAACTCCGACATACACATCGACACAAAGTCCGACTAGTGCTGAAGTACAATACACTACAACAAATTGGTATGAAAAACACCAAGTATAATGAAAGGATAGAAAGATATATTACACCGACCAAAAAGAAAAATGAGACAAACTTTTATATAAAAAAATAAAAATTTTGTTATTCTCCTTCTTAATAGTGTAAAAGCACCCTAAAGGGCATTAGACATATTTGACAATTACATTTCTGTAATGGTTAGTCTATTTTATTGAATTTTGTATTCTCTTCTATACTTTTCA